TTATCACGGTTAAGAAAGTTATGAGAAAACCCATCAACTACTGACAGATAGCCGCAAAACATGCGACCGTTATTCGCATACACTTTGAATGTGAGCATTATTTAACCCTCTTTAATTCTGAAAAATGATATTGTTGCATAAGTGAAATAATTGAAAGCAGCATTTTCGCCGATGTATAAACCACGTAAATATTGCTTATAGTCCGGCCAAAAATCATATAGTCCATACTCTTCAATCTGTTTAGCCATTTGCCTGCGTTGTCCATTAATCAAGCTTTTGTGTATTGTTTCAATATTCATAAACCACCTCTTTAGTTATAGGCTTTATTGCCATGACTAAATAATAGCATTATATCCGAATGATACAACCTTTTTAGCCATTAATTAAGCAACTATTTGACTAGACTCAATAGAAACAAAGGCTTATAATTAAAGATAAATCGAATAATTAGCCGAATACCGGCAAAGAGTGCGGAACATGAGCCACGCAGACAAAGAGCAAACAACAATGCCAGCGCCTAAAAAGGCCAAGCCCAAGCGCATAAGTCCCAAAAGGGAGGCTAAGCCTAAAGCCAGGAAGCAACGCGGCTATAGCTGGATAGACAACGTGTCCGCTAATAACATCAAACTAGACTAATGAGTGACACAGCAAGCAATATACAGACAGAGAGCAGCCATCAGGATAATACCTGTAACACTAGCACCGAAGTAGATAATAACTCTATACCCTATACTTTTGATGATTACTATACGGACAGTTACATAGCAACTACAAATAAATCAGAGAGTTATCGCAAAGCATGCGCCGCTACAGGATACGAATTCAACCCTGAATACCTAAAGCAAACAGCCTACTCATACCACAAGCGTTTAGACAAGGATGGAAGCATCACAAAAGCCCTGCAAGCCGTTATACAGCGCGATTCTATTGAGTCCAGGCTCAAACTAATATCCCTCAGAGATACCGCTAAGAGTGAGCAGGTACAGCTATCTGCCGCTGTTAAGACGGTTGGTAGCCTGTACGATGGAGCCGCATCTAGCGCGGGTATTGAGGTGTTTGTAAATAGGGATAATGTGCAGATAAAGGCCGGAAAGGACACGTTGACGATAGCAAATAGTGACGATTAGCTGTTACGGGTAACAACGGCACCCCCTGATATGTGATAATATGTGCACATGATCCAAAAAAAGCAGTCATTTAAGCAGTTATCAGAGATTATCGGAGTTAGTTACCGGACGTTATTAGCCTGGCGAAAGTCACGGCCTGAGATGGTAGAAAGGTTACTACTTGTCGATAAACTGCAATCAGAAAATGACAGGATCAAGTCAATCATCACATCAGTCCACAATATGACAAGGGAGTAAATCATGGTAGTAGCAGAATATGACAGCGATACACTGAATGAAGTTAATCACAGAAACATAGCGCTTAGCAGGATTGCATACGGACGTGGTGAGGTTCCTATTGATGTGATAGCCAGGTCGTTCAATATGTCAGTGTTCGACTACAATCGTGAGGTGATCCAGACCCAACATCACTGCATATCAAACGCCACGTCATTCATCGAGCTAAGGGTGTAATTTTTCTCATAATAATAAATGGGGGGGGTGGGTCCCGGGCAGGGCGGGGTCGTGTAGTGGTGGTATACTCCCCACAAGTTACTAACCATAAAACGGTATATAAGCAATGACTGATATAATTAAACCTAAAGACTGTCGAACGCTTGATGAGTGTAGAGAGCAGATTGACTATTGGCTTACAACGCCATGCCCTGAATGGCACTTGCCCTATCTTGAAAGGTGGGAGGAGATATTTGATTTCCAGAAAAAAGTTTTAACTGCAAAAAGAGTTTAACCCCACCCAACCAACCAAAATAAGGTATATAAGTGAAACCAGATATAACTCATATTAATGAGCATCTTGAGACTGTATATCGGTTAAATGATGATTAAATGATGATTTTGCGCATAAGGGAGAGATGGTTAGTGGTGAGATATTGAATTTTGTAGATGGATTGGGGTTTAGTGGGGCGCCTACGCAGTATTATGTGATGGTGTTTTTGGAAGACTTGAGGGATAGTTTTAGTGAGGATTGAGTTACCGAATAATTGGCATGCGCGTGATTACCAGTTGGAATCGTGGAGAGCGTTTCGCGAGTGTAATGTTGATGGTGGGTTGAGACGTTTTTTCAAGATATGGCATAGGCGTGCGGGTAAGGATGATGTTGATTTGCATCATACGGCGTGTAGTGCGTTTGAGCGTGTTGGTAATTATTGGTATATGTTGCCTGAGTATAATCAGTGTCGCAAGGCGATATGGGCTGCGATTAATCCGCACAGTGGGTTGAAGCGGATAGATGAGGCATTTCCGTTGGCGATACGTGCCAAGACGTTAGATCAGGAGATGAAGATAGAGTTTTTAAATGGTTCGACGTTTCAGTTGATGGGTAGTGATAATGTCGATTCGTTGGTAGGTAGTCCACCGGTAGGTATTACGTATTCTGAGTACGGTATATCTAATCCGAGTTCGTGGGGTTATTTGCGACCTATTTTGTTGGAGAATAATGGATGGGCTGCTTTCAATACTACTCCACGGGGTAAGAACCATGCTTATCGGTTGTCATTGATGGCACGTGATTCTGATGACTGGTTTTTTGAGAAGTTGACGGTTGATGATACGAGTGTATTCACGAGTAAGCAGCTGGCAAAGGAGCTGGATGAATTAATTAGTGAGCATGGTGAGGAGTATGGCAGGGCGTTGTATTTGCAGGAGTATTTCTGTTCGTTTGATGCAGCTATTCCTGGTTCAATATGGGGTGATGCTTTAACGAAGCTAGAGAATGATGGTCGTGTTTGTGATGTTCCTCATACGGCTGGTTATCCGGTTCATAGTGGATGGGATTTGGGAAAGGATGATGATACGGTTATCTGGTTTTATCAGGTGATTGATGGTGAGTTAAAGGTTATTGACCGATATGCGGTGAGATTTAAAGACCCCGATCATTTTGCTGAATATTTGCGAGATCATGGGAAGGATGAGGGCTGGCGGATGGGAACACACTGGTTGCCCCATGATGCAAAGCATGACCGTCAGGGGATGTATGGTCGAACTATTCTGACGCAGTTTATGGATTTCGCCTTACAGATTGAGTTAGAGAGTGGATATGATATAGGGGAATTTCGAATAGTTCCGAGCATATCGAAGCAGAATGGTATTCAGGCTGGTCGCCAGATGTTGAAGATAGCGTGGTTTGATAAGAGCCGGTGTGAGTTAGGGCTGGATAATTTGAAGTCTTACCATCGGAAATATGATAAAGAGAAGAACAAGTTTTCAGAGGATGCTGATCATGATGGAGCGAGTCATGATGGAGATGCATGGCGTTATGTTGCGCTGACGTGGAAGGAAAGCCGAAAGACGCAGAAGGTGATGAATCCCAAACAAGCCTTATTAAGTGGTAGTATCTCAAATATGAGTTTTGGTGAATTAGCAAAGCAGCATTTCAGGAATAAACGTAAGCAGAGGAATTCTTTGTGGAAATAACAGACGAATCGGTACAAGGCTGGCTTGATGAGATAAAAGAGTCAAAGAAACGTGAGAAGGAATTTCGCAAGAACGGCAAGATCATCAACGAGATTTATAATGGTGAGAAGTCTGATTCTGTTCCGTTTAATATCCTTTACTCTAATACAGAGACATTAAAACCCGCTTTATACTCTCAAACACCACGTCCTGTTGTCAAAAGACGGTTTAATCAGGATGAAAGTCCGCTAATTAGTGCAGTTGAAGAGGCGGGTACACGTATTTTAGAATACTTCCTCGATACAAATATTGATGGCTATGAATCATTTGACGATTCGATGAGTGATGCGGTGCTTGATGGGGCATTGCCTGGACGTGGTATCACACAGATTAAGTTTGATTCGACTATGGAGGGTGAGGATAAACTAAAGTGGGCATTTGTCTGTGCCGACTCTCGAAAGTGGAATCAGGTACATTTCGGCTTTGCAAAGAAATGGTCGGGTATGCCGTGGATAGCTTTTGAGGAATATCTCGATGAGGATGAGGCTGAAAAACTTTTTGAAGAAGAAGTCGTTAAAGAGATGCAGTTTTCTGAGACTGATGAGGACGAAGGGGATGATACTGATAAGCAGGGAAATAAGTCTAAGAGAAAGACAGCCCTTATATATCAGATATGGATTAAGGATGACAGAGAGGTTAAATGGATTTCACCACAGTATGATGGTTATTTAAAAGAGCAGGATGATCCACTTGAGATAACAGGCTTCTTTCCGATTCCAAAACCTTTGATGTTCCATCTAAAGTCGAATAATCTCATCCCGACAGCCCTGTACTCACTATATGAGAACCAGGCAAAGGAATTAAACCGCATTACCAATCGGTTAAATCGTGTGATTGAGGCGATTAAAGTCCGTGGTATCTATGACGGGGCTTTAGGTGATGAACTTGACAAGATAATGGATGAGGACGATAACTCGTTAGTGCCAACAGACAAGGGCGCTACCATGATAGAAGGTGGTTTTGATAAGGCTATCTGGTTTATGCCTATCGAAAAGCTGGTTGGTGTTGCACAGACATTAATGGCAGCAAGAGAGCAGGTTAAGTCGGTTATCTATGAGATTACCGGATTATCTGATGTGATAAGGGGTCAGTCAAAAGCTTCAGAAACATTGGGCGCACAGAAGATTAAGGAGTCGTGGGGTACGATGCGACTTAAAAATCATCAGAAACGCGTTCAGTATTATGTTCGAGATTCATTAAGAATCATGCTGGATATTGCGACCACAAAAATCCCGCAAAGACTGTGGATAAAAATGACCGGATTGCGTTATCCGACTAACGATGAGAAGAAAAAAGCGCAAGTCCAGTTTGACGCCTTAAAGGAACAGGCGATGAAGCAGGTTCAGGCGCAGAAGCAACAAGCGCAGATGATGGCGCAGCAGGGACAGCAACCACCTCCCATGAAACCACCACCCCCGCCCCCGCCACAGTTAGTTGAATTACTGCAAAAACCTACGTGGGAGGAGATTCTTACAGTCTTAAAGGATGATTTAACCCGTTCGTTCAAAATTGATATTGAAACCAATTCCACTCTGGATATTGAAGCGACAGAAGATCAGGCACAGGTCAGTGAGTTTATGAATGCGATGGCGCAGTTTATGAACGGCACAATGCCGATGGTTAAAGAGAAAGTATTGCCGTTTGATGCAGCCAAGTCGATGTTTTTAGAGATTGCGCGACGATTCAGATTTGGCAGTGATGTCGAAGAACAGTTACAGAAGATGGTCGAGCCGAAGGGATTGAATGAAGAACAGTTGAAAAAACAGGCAGATGAACTAAAGAAAAAGTCTGCTGATATTCAAAAGCAATTCGAGGCGAAAAAGCAGGAGATTGAGGCTGAATCTAAAAAGATTGCTGAGACTAAGCAGAAAGTTGGTCAGGAATTGGATAAGCAGGTAATTGATTTGAATACACAAAAAATGGAATTTGAGTTCGAGAAGAAATTGTTTGCAAAACAGATGGATTTTGACAAACAGATGGCTGAAAAAGAGCATGAGATGGAATTAAAAGAGGCAAAGTCTGAGATTTCAGAACTGGTTGAAAAGTCCAAGAGAGATACGCAATCTTTACTTGACCGTCACTGCGCTTCGGTTGAAAAATTAATGCCAGAAAAAGTGGAGCCAGATGAGGAAAAAGGCGTAAATATTACAAATGTGATGCCCGATGGAACAAAGTCTATAACCATAAATCGTGATGACGATGGTCGTATATCTGGTGCAGAGATAGAAAATGTCGAATAACATTGATGTACAGCCCGGTGAGAGAAAAGGAAAACAGGCAGTTGCAACTGATTTAATCAGTTCAGTTCATTATCCAATATACAAGGTAAGTTATGGAGCATTTGGAACGCAGACTCCTGTAGATAGTACCAACAGGCTACCAGTCAGGCAATTTGATTTTTTCTTTGATGTTTCAGCAGGAAAGGTTGCAGGACATTCTGGTATAAATGTTTTTGGCCATAATGAACAAGTGGGAACAGCAGAAGAACATCTTTGGGAGTATGGTGGAGGCTATACTTATTCATCAACTGCTGATATAACGCAGATTTCAAGCGACAGTGCAGGCGACACGAATACAGTTCTTATTGAAGGGCTTGATGTTAATCATGCAGAAAAGTCTGTAAATATTATTTTAAATGGAACCACGCCTGTTGGTTTTTCCGGTTTTTTTAGAATTCTTAACGTAATAAATACAAGCTCAACTGATTTTGTAGGAAATATATCGGTTATAACTAATAGCGGAACCTATACTGCGGGCGTTCCAGATACCGCGTCAACAGTTAGGGCTTATATAGTTCCTGGTGACAATATATCAATGATGGCAATGTACACCATACCTGCTGGTAAAACAGGCTATATTGTTTTTGGCAAAGCATCCGTATCATCTGGTAAAGATGTAGTTGTAAGGTTTTATGGAAGAACAAATGGAGGAGTTTTTATGCTTAGGCATATTGTTGACATTAATTCAGCTAATTACGATTACTTTTTTAAGGCGCCAATGAAGATGCCAGAAAAAACAGATATTGAAGTAAGGGCAACATCATCTGGTGCGGGTACTGCTGTTTCTGCCGCATTTGATATTATATTGGTAGATAATTAATGTTTTCTATTGGCCCGGGTTTTTTTATATTCTTCCATGATATAGGAATACAGGCGGGAAGTGGCAATCCTGTTATTTTCGTAAGCAGACGGGATGAAAAGAAAGAAAAAAGAAAAATAGAAAAAAAGATAATATTTGTTAAAAAACAACTAAAAGAGCAGAGCAAACCTGTATCTAAGGAAGCAATAAAAAGAATTACAAAGCAAATGGTTAAGCAATGGAATCCAAAGCCTGCAATTAATAAGTTTAATATTGAATATGATGAAGCATTAAAAAGATATATTGATTATGTTGAATCTATGATTAAGACAAATGAAGATGAGGATATGGCGTTTTTGTTAATACTTGCCAATATATAATGCCAATATACGTCTACAAGTGTGATAACGACCACGAATTTGAGCGATTTCTATCACTCGAGCTTTATAACCTGCCTCAGACGTGTGATTGTGGCGCGAAAAGTCAAAAAGTCATCAAGCCGACGATGTTAAATTGCGACATTGCCCCGTGGGATAGTTATATCTCACCGGCGAGTGGTAAATTAATCACGTCTTACAAGGAAAGGGATGCTGATATGAAAGAGACAGGGACAGTTGACTATGATGAAGGCGTTAAGGCCGATAGTATTAGAAAACGCAAGGCTGATGATAAGAAACTGGATAAGATTGTCGATGAGACAGTTGAAAAAGCCTTTGAAGCCATGCCGGTGAGAAAAAAAGAAAAACTTGAGAATGAGTTAAAGCATTCTGATCTTGAATATACCCGTGTCGGGCAACCGTAGGAGAGGAAAATGAGCGAAGCAGACAGCGAAGCTAGTGGTGAAACCACAGAGGCAGTAGAAGAAAGCGGATTTGATATGGAATCCGCACAAGATGCAATTTCAGACAGTCTTTTCCCTAAAGATGAGGCTGAAAATGATGATGAACTTGATTTTGATGAAGAAGATGAAGTTTCAGATATTGATAAGGAATTAAAGGAGGAATTAAAGGAAGAATCTGAAAAGAAAGAAGAAGAGCCAGAAGTCGAAAAAATTGATTTACCTGCATCATGGAAGAAAGACATGCAGGAGAAGTGGGGAAAACTCGATGTAGATGCTCAGAAGTACGTTATCGAGCGTGAAGAACAGATGAAATCAGGTCTTGAGCAGGACAGGGTTGACTCTAATCTTGGTCGAACAATGCGCGACATTATGACACCTTATCAGGCATTATTTCAGGAAAGAGGCATAGAGGGGCCACAGGCTGTTAAAAACCTGCTAGACGCTCATCATGCGCTCTCAGGCGGTACGATTGAACAAAAACAGTCTATTTTGTCGCAATTAGCACAATCTTATGGTATAACCGAGCCTAAGGAGGGTGAAAACCCACAAGTTGTCAGTCTCACACAGAGGTTGGCACAGATAGAACAGAATTTAAATGCGAGCCAGCAACGATCTTTACAGGACACGCAGACTCGGATTGAATCGGAGGTTAGCGCCTTCGCTGATGAGCATCCTTTATTCGATGAACTTGAAAGTGAGATTGCTGATTTCATTAAAGTTGGATACGATTTAGACGATGCTTATGAGAAAGCCCTTTGGGCTAATCCTGCAACGCGGCAGAAAGAATTAGACCGTCTTGAGACAGAAAAGACGGCTGAGTCTGATAAAATCGCAAAACAGGAAGCAGAGGCGGCAAAAAAAGCCAAGTCTGTGAATGTCAAAGGTCGTGAGTCAAGAAAAGCCCCCACAGGGAAACTCGGCACGATGGAAGACACCATGCGCGATACTTATCGCGAAATAAAATCCCGTAACTAACAGGAGAGTATAATGGCTAGTCCAAACTCAACCTTTACGGAATTGGTATCTACCACTTTCCGTAAGCACCGAAAAGAGATTAAAGATAACGTCTCTAATCGTAATGCCCTTGTCAAATATATTATGATGAAGGGAAACTACAATTCAGAAGATGGCGGTCTGACGATTGCCACACCCCTTGATTACCAGGAAAACGCAACATACCAACGTTATAGCGATTGGGATACGTTGGATATTTCTGCAAGTGATGTAATCTCCTCTGCTGAGTACCAATGGCGACAGATTGCAATCAACGTTGTCGCAAGTGGTCGCGAACTGCGTATTAATTCAGGTGAATCACGCATTATCAATCTGGCTAAAGCTCGTATCAAGAATGCGCTGAGAACCTTTAACAATAACTTCTCAACTGATGTGTATTCAGATGGTACAGCAACCAATCAGATTAATGGCTTGCAGGCGCTTGTCGCTGATTTAGGCACAGGTACAGTCGGTGGCATTAATTCAACGACTTATCCTTTCTGGAAGAATCAGATATTCAATGCGACAACTGAATCGGTAACGGTTTCAGCGTCAACTATTGAAAATGATGTGATGCTTCCTTTATGGTTAGGTCTTGATCGTGGCCCTGATGACCAGCCTGATTTAATCGTCATGGACAATAACTATTATCAGTTCTTCGAGGCTTCTCAGGTATCTATCAAACGATATATGGATGCTAACAAGGCAGATGGCGGTATGGTCAGTCTCAAGTACAAAGGTGCAGACGTTATGTTTGACGGTAATTCAGGTATCCCTGCTAACCGTATCTACATGATTAACACTGAGTATCTTGGTCTGTGTGTTCATAAAGACGCTGATTTGGAGATTATGGATGAGCAACGTCCTATCAACCAGGATGGAGTGGTAACTCCGATTCTGTGGATGGGCAACTTGACTTGTTCAAATCGTAATCAACAAGGTGTTGCAGTAGACGCTTAATCAATGACTTACGTATGCTATGGCGTTATTATTATGATTGATTTTTCTTTCACAAATAAGGACGCTGTACGCATACAGTATGGATATTAATTTTATAGGAGACTAATTATGTCTTATTTAGCAGGTGTGAAGTTAGATCGCGCCGATTCAAGTCCACAGTTTACGCTTGGAGCCATTGCTCAGATGCAGGATGGCAAAAAGTATAAATATGTGCTTTTCAACAATGGTGTGGGTAATGTCGCATCGGTAGCAGGCAATTTCTGTTACAACTATGCTGTAAGTGGTGCGTCTGCCGGTCAGACAACCACAGTAACGATGGACATCACTGACAGCGGTAGTATCGGTATGGGTGTATTCCAAGCGGTACTTGCCGATAGTGAGTATGGCTGGATCCAGATTAGCGGTGTTGCTACGCTGACAACTGCCCTGACAGCCGGTGCTGATGGTAATGCTCTAACAGCGGTTGGTGCAACAGACGGTACTATTGATGTCGTTGCTGCATTTACCAATGCTGTATGTGCATTTGCAATCGACGCTTCGGCTAAGATTGTATTTTTAACTTGCCCTGAGTAAAGGGCTTTATCGGGAGGGGGTAAAAGCCCTCCCATTTCATAATCCTGACAGGAGATATTTATGAGTGTAGGTGATTTAGCAGAACGTGATGAACGACCAGCTTATGTACGATTTGAAAGACGCGCCGTTGAAAATAAGGCGTTATCACTAGAAAAAGGCTGTAGCGTATCAGTTGATGAGGACTTTGTATTGATTACTCCACCATATTCAAAAGATTTGGTAGAGATGAAAGTTGGCACATGGATGGATAATACTCGTCGAAATGTAAAGAATGGTCGTACTCCGAAGGCATGGTTAGATCATTGGATGAAGGCGTATGATGCCTTTAAGAATGGACAGGAAGCGCCTGTTCACGGCATGGCGATTAAAGAGTGGAGTGCGATTTCGCCAGCACAGATTAAGAATCTGATAGCGATTAATATACTGACGGTGCAGGATTTAGCGGCAGTGAATGACCAGGGGCTTGCTCGTATTGGTATGGGCGGTCAGGAGTTAAAGCGTAAAGCGATTAACTGGTTGAAATCAACGGAAGACCACGGCGGCGTGACGTTAAAAGTGACGCAACTAGAGATTGAAAACAACCGTTTACGTACAAATGTTGATGCTTTGGAATCGAAGATTAAGGTATTAGTTGGGCAGGTAGAGGCTTTAAAAACACCGATGCAATCTGTACCGACACAACAGGCAGGAATAGAGGCTAGTGATATTATGCCTGAGGCTGAAATTATTGCTTCTCCTGAAAAGATTGATCCTGAATTATCTTTATCTGAGCAATACGAAGTAAAGTTTGGAAAAAAACCTCATCATAAGATGCTTGATGATACGATAAGAAAAAAATTAGAGGAATAACCTATGTCAATGTTGAGCCTGATAAAACGATTTGCAGAAGAAGTTAATGTAGACGTTCCAAGTCAGGTATTAGGCTCAACTGATCCTCAAATAACGCAGATTAAAGCGTTATTGCAGAAAGAGGGTAATGACTTATCTGGTCGTGGTGACTGGCAGGAATTAACTAATCAATCACTCCATACAACGATAGCCGTAGAAAATCAGGGCGCTATCAAGACCATTGCATCCAATGGCTTCAGATACATCAAAAACGGTACGATTTGGGACAGGGATTTAAGGCTTCCCGTATACGTTATTGACGGCACTGACTGGCAGCAAGTTCTAGCAATTAATGTTACCGGGCCTCGGTATCAGGTACGAATACGTGGTGGCAATCTAATCGCAAACCCCGTTCCTGTTGCTGGTAATACATGGGCGTTTGAATACGTTTCTTATAATTGGCTGACTGATGCGGATGGCACTAATCCAAAGCAGTATTTTACCGCTGATGATGATGAAATGTTGCTTCCAGAGGTTATCCTTGAATCTGGTTTGCAGTGGCGCTGGAAGAAACAGAAAGGGCTTGAATATGCCGAGGACTATCGTACTTACGAGTTATTGGTTAAAGACGCATTAACGAGAGAGGGTATGCGCCGAAATCTTGATATGGGTAGAAGTGCCGCTGCGCCACAGCCTCAGATATACGT